GAAAGAATTGCATGTAGAAACAGAGACAAACTGAGGGTCTGGACAACAACACATATACAACATCCTTTCATTTGTTAAATAATACTTATCGAAATATAAAAATACTTCACCTTATTAGATGCTTGTTTCTATTAAGGGGGCACGGCTCATAGGGAGTAATTTTAATTAAAGGGATAATTGTAACAAGAGGATTTTATTAAGAGTAATTTATTACAAAATAGTTATTTGAATGGAAAATAATAAAGCCCTAGCAAGGGGAGCTAGGGCAGGGGATAGGGTATCAAGAATTTTCGGGCCAATAACCAATGACTTCTTCGAATGAGCTTAGTTTAACACACAAATTCTTGTACAGGTGTTACAAAAATATGAACAAAGGGGGAATGAAGAATGAAAATACCAACAATTGTATTTAAAGCTAAAAATAAAGAAAACCGTTACTTATGTAATGGCCCGGATTGCGGTGACTGGAGCGATGAGTTTTTAGACACACAAGAAATCACTGATGCTCTTCACATCATAAAAACAGATTTTAAAAAGCCAACTGAAGAGGATGTACAAAACTTTTATAAGTTCATGGAAAGCCTTCCATTTAATAATGATGTGGAATTTATTAAGAAACACTATGATCCGGTTGATATGGAAATAACGCAGGAACAACTAGAAATTATTCGTATGCATGATGAGTGGTAATTACTACAAAATCCTTATTTGAAAATTAAAGAGCACCTTGAGAGGAAGGCGCTCTGACCAAAACTAATGTTGAAAAAGGATACCCAAGATATTGTATGTATGTTTTTTAGATAGGTGAAATTTTATAAAAAAATCGTTATTTTATCTTAAATAAAAAAGAGCACACATATAAGTGTGCTCTCAAATAAGAAAGGTAGAATGCTATGAATGGAAAGCTTCCATACAATAACATATGCTTGTCCGATTTAAATGTGAGAAGTTTTTAAGGGAATTTTGATTTGAATAAAAGAAACCCCGTTTGTCTGCGGGGTTCCTAAGGGTAATTGTCAAGTAATGACGTACTCGACTAAATAACCATATCATGAATTTTTTGGTAAAAATACTGGTAAATGTGTCCAAATGGGTAAGGTCATTATTTTGAACAAAAACGCTATTTTATTAGAAAGGGAGAATATGAAATGAAAGACACTTGGAATGAGCAAGAGCGTTTAGATATTGAAGCGGAACAAGAAATGATTGCACAGGCAGAACGTGAAAATTGGATGATCGCAAACAATATGTTTTATGAATATGAAGCTTAATGTTCGGAATTTGATTAATACTTGCAGCTGCTGTTTAAGGATAATGTTCGGTTTTTAATAAAAACTTCATTTTATACAATAAAACAGCTAGCATGATTAGCTAGCTGTCCTGGTAAGAAATGAAAACGGTGCTTATCAAATGTTGCTGTTGTAATTGCGAATTACAACTATAGTATGAACAGAGTTGTAAATGTTATGCGAAAATAATCTAATAAAAATTTCATTTTGTTACAAATAAAAGAGCAGTTAGCCCAGTCTACTAACTGCTCGACACAAAGGTCATGATCTAGATGCATAGATATTATATGCTGAATTATTAATTTTATTCAAAAAGGAGTAAAGATGTCTTTAAGAAACAGGAGGAGGAACGAAACAAAAGAGCAGCTAGCAAAAGCTAACTGCCGAAAGGTTCCAAGCTGCAATCACTGTTAAAAAAGCTGCTTACAGGTAGTATGTATAGAATTGTGAGGATTATTCGGATGAATAAAAAGAGCACCTTTGAACAGTGCTCTTCAGAGAGGAGCTAATTAAGTTAGTTAAATGAATGAAAAAAGAATACCTTTTTTCATTTGAGAAGCAGTGATTTTTTGCTTCAAAATAATATATGAGCTTTAAATTGAAAAAGTGATAAAAAAACAAAGGAGCAGCTAGCAAAAGCTAACTGCTCTCCAGAAAAGCATTAAGAAGGAAGTTCAGAACTCAAGTGCATTTATAGTATGGACAAGGTTTAGAAATTTATTCGAGCATGAATATTGGGCTATGGTTGCAGCAGAAAGCGAGAAAAAGGCGTATGAAATTTATCACACTGAAGTTGCAGGTAATACGATTGCAGGTGTTATGGCAGAGGGGAGAGCGGAAGAAGTTAAAAAGAATATAGCTTTTGGTAAATATATAACATCGGCTATAAAACATGGTGGTAAAGAATATTTTGAAGCAGCTTGTGATTTTCATTCAAGTAAAAATACAACATTACTAATGGATTCGTCACTAACATAAAAAAGCAGCTAGCAAAAGCTAACTGCTCGGTCCTCCAAGGGGGAACAAGGAGAAAGTAACTTAATGGGTTGTCTACAGTATTGACGGAATGTTGAGTTTTATTCAGAGGGTTACTAAGTATGTAGATTACATGAGAAGTCCTATTAACATCCAGGCTGCTCCGATCAGAATTAAAGTTTCGAATGTAATCCAAAACTTTCTTTTTTCTGGTTTTTGGAATTCTTTAATTACAGAAAAGATGGCACTTATTCCTACAAGAGTGAAAAGAGCAATTTGGATTGTTTCAGTCATTTGCATCACCACCTAATATTTTAATAATTCAATTATATACTAATCACCATTTTGTAGAAACTTAACACAATAATCCTTTTAGAGTAAAGCAAACAGAATATAGTCCGGCTAGAAAACTAGAGGACACCAATTCATTAAAGCGGCAATTAAGGCTGTTTTACGAATAGGTGTCCTTTTTATTTTGAAAAGGGAGATGGGGAGATGAGGGTGTTAAGAGATCAATTATGTGAATGGAAAAAGCAATCAAATCAAACAAAAAAGAAAACTAAGAAAAAACGAAAAGAGAAGTTAAGCACTCGTGAAATTGAGGATTTAATGGGGATGCATAGACCTTGTTATGAACGTAGACGCGGAGCATTAAGACAAAAGTAATAAAAAATAAAAAGGAGTGGTCTTACATGACTAAACAATTATCTTTCTTACCAAAAATCGATAGAGCAACAACGCAGAAAAAATTAGAAGGTGTTCTGGAAAGTGTACGTTTATATAGGCAGTTTGGAATGATGCGTGAAGAAATGAAAGTCACTCCTTCTTATGAAATTAGATATCACGGACCTACAAATGATGTAGGAAAGCCATTAGAAGATGTTGCAATGGCTAATATACAACAAAGTAAACGAGAAGAGTGGATTAAGCAAACATCATTTTGTATTGATCAATTTCTAAGTCGTTTAGGAAATGGGAGTGCTGGAAAGGACCAAAGAAACATTATTATTAAGCGTTATTTAGAAGATGAAGATGTATGTGATTATATGGTGTATAACGAACTTGGCATGAGCGAGCGTACTTATCGACGCGTTAAAGCTAGAGTGTTTTATAAACTTGCTTTTGCTCTTAGATTAGAAGTTTATGAAACTGAAGAAACTGGAGGTAATGAATAATGAATTTTGTTCAGCCAATACGTGATCCAGAGCAAATACAGCAGTTAAAAGAATATTTTAAGGAAAAGAGCTTACGTAATTACATTCTCTTTATTATGGGAATCAATACAGGCCTGAGAATCTCGGACATTTTGAAATTGAAGGTAGGAGATGTCAAAGGTAGTCATATATCTATGAGAGAAAAGAAAACAGGGAAACAGAAACGAATACAAATTACTGTAGCACTGAAAAGAGAACTTAAATGGTTTATTGAAAAAAGAGAAGATAATGAGTACCTATTACAAAGTAGACAAGGTAGGAATCGTCCGATTGGTCGTAGCATGGCATATAAGATATTAAGTGGAGCAGCGGCAGAGTTTGGATTAGATGAAATCGGAACACATACATTAAGAAAAACATACGGGTATCACATGTACATGCAAACAAAAAACATAGCATTACTTATGGAGATATTCAATCACTCATCAGAGAAGGTCACGTTACGTTATATAGGTGTAAACCAAGATGCAATGGATAAAGCAATGACTAGGTTTAAAATCTAATCATTGCTTATTTCTTTTTTATCTAGGGGTATCGCAGTATTTTGGAAAAAAACTACGCTAAGAGTATGCAAGATTTTATACAGTTCCAGTAACAAACAAGAACCCTAAAACCTCGCTAGGATAGGAATGTATAAAAAATGCATAGATCCATAGAACAAAAAAGAAGGTTTCTTGCTACCAAAAATGAGACGTTATGTTAACTAAATTTGAATATCGTATACAGACTAAAAACAGAAAAAACTTCCTGTTGTGTAGGTTGTTTTTTCTGTTTTTTTTGATGATAGTTGTTAACTGATGTCTCACATTTCAAAAAAACAACTCTTTTGTTTGCTTGTCCACACCATTTCACCTCTTTATGAATTATATAGTATTAAAGGAGGTGAAAAGAATGAATGAAGATATTATTTCAATTGGGGCAAATTGTATAGTGAGAATTAGAAACAGATTCTTTCTTCTAGTAGAAATTGAAGTGGAATTTGGAAATGTAGCCATAGAGGAATTTGTTTTTATTCGAATATCTGAGCAAGAAGCTAGAACATTGTTAGCAGGAGGTATTCAACGTTGTACTATTTCTAATTGTATTCCTAGGTCTCATGATGATTTAGAAGTAGAATTCATTTGTGTTTTAATCGTGGGTGGGGAAGCATTTGCGGTTTTTGATGTAGAAGACGATGTTGATGAAGCTGTACTTGTTCCAATTTCATTAAGAGAAGCCGAGCGTTTAATCTGTAGAGGAGCAAGACGATGTACAGTTATTAATAGATAAGAGTAAGCCTTTTGGGAGCTAAAGAGGTTTCATTTTGTGTGGCTTCTTTTAAGAATGAGTATGTAAATATGAATATCCTCCAGAGTAATTGACTGGAGGATATTTTTGTAGATTTCTAGATGTATTAACTACCAATAATGAGACATGTATGAGATATACAATCAAACAAAATTATTTTCCATTTTTATTCTTATTTTGAAATAGATACACAATCAAAATTCCACCAACAAATAAGATTGAAAATCCTACAACTATATATAATCTGTTTTTGGGTATTCCTAATATAATTGTAAGATAACTAAAAGAAAAAGCCCATAATGCTACAACTATGATTTCTAACATCTTCTTTTTTATTAAAAGTTAAGCACCCAAAATCCCCTTGAAAAAGTTGTATTCGGAATATTGTAACAAAATAAAAAAAGACCCTACAAGAAGGTCTTTCATCAGCTAATATTAAGCTTTTTGAACATTAGTAGCTTGTAGGCCACGTTGTCCTTTTTCTACTTCAAACGTTACACTTTGTCCTTCGTCTAAAGATTTGAAACCGTCGATTTGGATAGCTGAGAAATGTACGAATACGTCTTCTCCACCTTCACGCTCGATGAATCCAAAACCTTTGTCTGCATTAAACCATTTTACTTTACCTTGTTCCATAATTGTTGCCTCCTAGTGTGGATACCCACACATATGTTACTACCCTTGCTCAAATACCTTAGACGAAAAACAAAATTTATTCTTAATCTCAAGCCAAACAAAAATAGGTCTTTCTTAAATTAACACACTTTCTAAAAAATAGCAAATTTCAAAAATAAGTCCTTATGGTAATTAGCTACTAATAGTTGTTGCTGGAGAAAAAGTCACTATGATAGTCATCACAGCAAGAAATTGCCAAAGGATCTCAACAATATCATTGGTTTGATTTTTTTCAAACATTCAACAACTGATAAAATTCGCTATTTTCGAGTTGAATTTTACTTTTGATAACGATAATTATGTAAATAAGCTGTCCATATGGGCAGCTTATTTTATTTTTCCGCATAGCGTAGGTTATTTTGCAAAATGCTGGTGGTATCCCTATACAGTTACTCATAATTTTCGTACTATGTAACTCAAAAGAGAAAATTAAATGAAATCAATGATACCAAGGGATTCAGCGAAGGGGTCAGTTACACACAATATAAGATATGGGTAAGTGAAGAAAAGGCATAAAAAAGGAGCGTAGTTCGTCAAATAGATGTAATGCTCTATTACTATAAAATTAAGAAATTCATTGTTTCCGATTAATAGCATCTGTTTATTGTGATTCTTATTGATTTTAAAAAATAAAAAATCGCCTTATTAAAGGCGATTCATAATGTATTCATTTTGCATTCTTTTGATAAATAAATATCTTTTAAAATTAAATACAATGTTCTACATTAACGTGTTTCTGGATCTTTGTCTTTTTTTCTAAGACCAAATAATCCTAGTAGTCCCAATAAACCAAGCCAAGTCCAATTATTATTTTTATTACGATTATCATTTAAATCATTTGTCGTATTTACATTTCGAGTTCTCACATCATTATTAACTCTATTCATGTTATAGTCATTAACTCTATTCGTGTTATAGTCATTAACTCGAGTTGTAGTATTATTATTGTTAACTCTATTCGTATTATATCCATCGTATTCAGCATGGATGCTTGTACCAAAAACCGTAATAGTTAGTAATAGGGCACCTAAAATAGATGTAAGTTTTTTCTTCATGGTTTTCCCTCCTTTCGTATTTAGTAATGTCTCCAGTTCCTAAAGACAATATTCGGTTGAAAATATATAAAACCATTTGAATTCAAATTATGATAAGTATCTTTAATTTTTATTATTAAAAATACTTAATAATAATGGATTAAGTTAATTGAAATGTATTTATTCTTTATAAGCATAAATTTTTGGTAACGGTACATTCTATGAGAGGTAATTACTATATTTGGGTAAGGTGTTCCTTATGAGTTATAAGAACTTATTTTCTTTAATCAAGAACATGATTGGGAAAATTTTTTCTATAGTAAGTATTGTTGCTGAAAGTCTAATTTCTTTAAGGAGGAATATTTTTATGGGTATTTTAAGTGGAAATCCACAAAATGAACCAATGCACTACGGAGAAGTCTTTGGGATTTGGAGTTATCTTGCAGCGGCACAAGGCGCGATTGCTGGATATCAAGTTCTTATTAACCATACAGGGGACGAGGATTTAAAGAAATTTTTAGAGAACCTTGTAGAGAATGATATCCAATCAGAAGTTGAAGAATTAAAAAATATCTTGAAATTGAATGGTGTTGCATTACCACCAGCACCTCCAGAAAGACCAGTTGCATCTATTGAAACGATTCCTCCTGGTGCTCGTATTAATGATGCAGAAATTGCAGCTAAAGTTTCTATGGATCTTGCTACTGGCTTAGTAGCATGTAGTCAAGCTATGGGACAATCTCTTCGAGAAGATGTTGGAATGATGTTTGGTCAATTTCATATGAAAAAAGCACAAGCTGGAGCTATATTACTTCGTCTGAATAAGAAAAAAGGTTGGATTATTCCGCCTCCATTACATGTTCTACAATCCGATCAAGCATAGTTATTGAAAGAAAGTTCAATTTATTCAATGTAGCTGTTGCAGTGAGGTAATCTAGGAAAATAAAGGTTATTAGCGAATTAAAATAAATGGCAGAATCGTGACCGTTTTTTGGCAGTAAATGTGCCGGTTGTTTTGGAATTAGCATGTTATATTTGTATTGTGAGTAGTGGCGGAAAACAACGCTCACAAGATTCATGATAACTGAAAATGGATCGTCATGACCGGTGGCGGTGGTTGTAGATTGGATGAACAATTGTTTCTTGTTTTCACATTCAATTGCAATTCACGTTGTGTAGACGGAGAAGGGCTTTTGCTCTTCTTCCAGTTACTTAATAATATTGGCGTAGATGATATAACAACATTAGGTGATTGGAAGAAGGATAAAACTTCATTTACCGTAATTGAAGTATAGATTAATAATTAATGAAAAAAGCATCCATTCGGGTGCTTTTTATTTTTAGGTAAGGAGCGAGGATAATGTGTGAGCATAGATACCAGCTGTTAGAAAGTGAGACTACTACTTATTATTCTGATACCAGACATTTTGAGGTAGATGTTTCGGCTACATTTTACTGCGAAAAGTGCCTTGATATTCAACATCGTGAGAAAAGAATTGATACGGGAGTGATTGAGGTAAAGGCATAATGAATGAGTACAAAACCAAACAACAGAAGCGTAAGTTCTATGACTGTGGTGAGTGGAAGAGCATACGAGAACCAGTAAAGAAGCGCGACAACTATGAGTGTCAAGAGTGCAAGCGTAATGGTCGAGTTCAAACAGATACCAATGAATACAGTGAGAGTGCAAAGCGTAAGAAGATACAGCTCGTTGTCCATCATATAAAAGAACTAGAACATCATCCAGAGTTAGCATTAGATATAGACAATCTTGAAACGGTTTGCGTGAATTGTCATAACAAAGAACACGGAAGAGTTTACGAAAAGAAACAAAATAAATGGGAACATGATGAGAAATGGTGAAAATAAAACAGAAATAACACCCCCCGGTTCAAGAATTGGGCTTTTTTTCGTCTAAGGGGCACCGGAGGAGGGGGTCGATTTTCTAAATTTATAAGCAAATTCGCGCGTTATATCAAATTGGAAAACGATGTAAATCAGAAGGGAGGGATATTGTGGCTAGAGTTAAGCGTGAAACAATGAGAAAAAGGATTGAAAAGGATTTAATAAATCAATTGAAAGAAAAAAAGATTGTAGGTAATCATTATGTTGACTTAATTCAAGATTATTTATCGCTTTGGGATTTAAAATGTATTCTTGTTGATGATATTGAAGAAACAGGAATAAAGGTATCCGGCATGCACGGTCCGAAATCCAACCCTTCTATTAATGATTTACATAAAACTAACGATCGGATGATAAAGATTTTAGATGCACTTGGATTAGAAGCATCGGCAGAAGAAAAGAAAGTTCCTTCAAAACCTGTGCGCTCTGCTAGAGATTTAACATGATTCAAAATGAATATGTAACTAAATATATTGAAATGTATCGAGTGGGAAAAATTAAGCTAAATAAAGAGCGCATAATGCTAATTGATTACCTAGAGAAATACATTTTAATACGTGATGATCTGTATTTCGATAATGAAATGCATGATGATTATATAAAGTTTACAGAAAAATGGTATTTTGAATTACAACCATTTCAGAAGTTTTTAACCGCATTTGTTTTTCTTTTTTATGAAGAAGACGATTCGGTTTTTTACGAGCAGTTTCTAATTATGATGGCTCGTGGTGGCGGTAAAAATGGTTTGATTTCATCATTATGTCATTTCTTTATTAGTCCACTACACGGGATAGAACGCTACAATGTTTCAATTGTGGCTAACAACGAGAAGCAAGCTAAAGTTTCTTTTCGTGAAGTCTATGATGCTATTAAAGGAAAAGAAATACTAGAAGATATGTTTTATCGAACTAAGGTAGAGATACTGAGTAACGATACTCAAAGCATTATGCAATATCATACATCTAATGCTGGTTCTAAGGATGGACTTCGTGACGGTTGTGTTATTTACGATGAAATACATCGATATGAAAACTTTGATGTAGTAAATGTATTCTCTAGTGGACTTGGAAAAGTGCCAAATGCTAGAGAATTTTTTATTGGTACAGATGGTTTTGTTCGCGATGGGTTCTTAGACAAGACGAAAGAGCGAGCGATGAATATTCTAAAAGGCAAAGATTTAGAAGACCCATTGTTTCCCTTCATCTGCAAGATCGATAATCCAGAAGAAATTGATAATCCTGATGTGTGGGAAAAAGCGAATCCTATGTTTAGCGAGCCGAGAAGTTCTTACGCTAAACAATTATTTAAAAAGGTATTAACTCAATATAAACAATTAGAAAATAATCCTTCAAACCGTGAAGAATTTATAACAAAACGGATGAATTATCCCGAAACAGATTTAACAAAGTCTGTAGCTCCGTGGGAGGAAATCATGCGTACTGGTTATGAAGAAGATGGAGTAACGCTTAGAGAAGTTCCAGATCTAAGACACAAAACTGCTGTGGGCGGCCTCGACTTCGCCAGCATCAAGGACTTTGCATCAGTCGGATTACTGTTTAAACATGGTGAGGATTACATTTGGAAATCACATTCATTTGTAAGAAAAGGCTTTTTGGACAAAGTGAAATTAAAAGTACCTATTAAAGAATGGGAAGAACAAGGATTGCTTACTATTCTAGATGAACCAGTCATTAATATCTCTCACATTGTAGATTGGTTTGTAAAAATGCGTGAGTTATACGGGTTTAATACGATTGTAGCTGATACGTTCCGTCTTGATCTTGTTAAATCAGCACTTGAAGCTGAAGGTTTCATATTGTTATACATTCGTAATCCAAAAGCAATTCATTCCCTTTTAGCTCCACGAGTTGAAACATTATTTGCAAACAATCGCATTATCTTTGGTGATAATCCATTAATGCGTTGGTACACCAATAACGTCTACGTCCACATCAAAAAAGACGGTAACAAAGAATATCTGAAAAAAGATGAATTCAAGCGAAAAACAGATGGATTCCAAGCTTTTATCCATGCATTATGGCAAGCGGATAACGTTCTTGTGGATGAATTTGATTTTATGCTAGATGGTATTAAATTCTAATAAAGGGGGTGATAATCATTGGATGGCTGGATGCGGTATTTAAAAGAAATAGTGAGTTAGGATTTATGTTTGATGTGGAAATGTTTATTGAAAAGGCAAATAGAGTCCACATGAAGCGAATAGCGATTGATACCTGTATATCATTTTTAGGAAGGACAATTAGTCAATCAGAATTCAGAGTAAAAAACGGTGGGAAATTCGAAAAAGATGAGCTTTATTACCGATTAAATGTTAGGCCCAATAAGAATATGACAGCAAGTACCTTTTGGGAACAGTTCATTTACAAACTTATTTATGATAATGAAGCTTTAATTATACAAGCAGATGATGGTGATCTACTTATCGCTGATGACTTTGAACATAATGAGTACGCTGTGTTTGAAGATACTTTTACAAATGTCACCGTAAAAGATTATCAGTTTAAGAGAAGTTTTAAACAAAGTGAAGTCATTCATTTAAGATATCGTAATGACAAGTTATCACCGCTTATTGATGGGCTTTTTGCTGATTATGGTGATTTATTCGGTAGGATATTAAGCTCTCAAAAACGTAAAAATCAAATTCGTGCCACAGTTGATATGGACATGCTTGCTGCAAAGAGTAAAGACCATCAAGCAAAACTCCAAAATTTTATAGATGACATGTATAAAGCTGTTGGAGAAAATGATATTGCTATTATTCCACAACAACCAGGATTTAAATACGAAGAAACATCAGGTGGTGTAAATTCTGGTCAAAGTGTGGATGAAATAAACAAAGTAACGAATGGCTTTCTAAATCAAGTAGCTATGGCTTTTGGTATTCCGACCGCTTTGTTATATGGCGAAATGGCTGATGTAGAGAAGCAAACGAAAAATTATATGCTTTTCACAGTGAAACCATTATTAAAAAAGATTTCAGATGAAGCAAACGTTAAATTTTTTGAAAAAGAAGAGTATCTTTTAGGTCAAAAAATTGAAATTAAATCCGTTTCTTATCAGAGTATATTTGAGCTTGCTGAAAGTATCGATAAACTCATTTCTTCTAGTGCATTCACAGGTAATGAGCTTAGATTGGAAGTAGGATATGATATTTCAAATGATCCGAATTTAAACAAACATTATATTACCAAAAACTATACAGAAACTCATTTAACTGAAGGAGGTGAGAAAGAAAATGACGGTGAAAATTGACGTTAAAGGGCCAATTATTTCTAATGATGAAGCTTGGATTTATGATTGGTTTGAAATGGATGCTACAAGCCCAGGTAAGGTTTCAAAAGCGCTTGATGAAGCAAATGGCGATGACTTAGTTGTATCAATTAATAGTCCTGGCGGTTATGTAAATGAAGGTTCAGAGATTTACACAGCATTAAAAAATTATCCTGGTCATGTGGAAGCTCAAATTGTTGGGTTGGCGGCAAGTGCAGCATCATTCATTGCGATGGGTGCTGATAAAGTTCGAATCTCTCCAACAGCTCAAATTATGATTCACAATGCTTCTATGTGGAATGGTGGAGATCATCGTGATATGGAAAAGGCTGCTGAGATGTTGAAAACAACAGATCGAGCGATTGTAAACGCCTATGTCATTAAAAGTGGGAAATCAGAAGAGGAACTACTTAATATGATGGCTGAAGAAACTTGGATGGGTCCACAACAAGCATTAGAAAATAATTTTGTGGATGAAATCATGTTTATGGATAATCAGGTTAAAATGACAGCGTCAACTGCGACTTCTGCCATGCTTCCACAGAAAGTAATCGATGGTTTTAGAAATGGAACAATGAACAAAGGCCAAGGGATTACAAAAGAAGATTTAAACGCAGCGTTATCAGGGTTAAAAAACGAAATCCTGAATGATTTACAAAACAATATAGAAGAACAACCAAAGGAGCCGAATCCTAAACCTGTAAAAAACAGTGGGATTAAAGGGCTCCTTTTAAATTTATAAATTTATAAAAATATAAAATTATAAAAAATGGGGGAAACACATAATGACGATTAAATTTAATAAATCTGAAGCATTCAATAAGGCGAAAGCAAAGTTAACGGATGCTTTAACTAATGCAGAGAGTACAGAGCAAGAACAAACAGCAGCATTTGAAGGCTTCTTTGATGCGATGCAAACGGATGTAATTAACACAGTCCGTAACCAAGTAAATGATGAAATGTTAGATCGTTCTATTCTTCAACAACGCGGTCAAAATGTATTAACAGCAGCAGAAACAAAATTCTTCAATGCAGTTGTACAAGAAGGTGGATTTAAAGACGGTTCAATCCTTCCGGTAACTACACAAGAACGCGTATTTGAAGATTTAGTTAAAGAACATCCATTACTTGATGCTTTAGGTCTACAAGATTTAGGTGCAGTTACAAAATTTATTTATTCTGATGCGACAAAAGCGTATGCTTGGGGCGAATTATTCGGTGAAATCAAAGGACAAATTAATGCAGCATTTAGACAAGAACAAATTGGTCAACTTAAATTAACTGCATTTGCTGCTATTCCGAACGATATGTTAGAACTTGGGCCGGAATGGGTTGAACGTTATGTTCGAACTTTATTAGTAGAATCTTATTCAGTAGGTTTAGAGTTTGGTTTTGTAAATGGTGGTGGAGCTGTAGCACATCAACCTGTAGGTTTAATGAAAGATGTAAATGCAACTACAGGCGCTGTTACTGATAAAAAATCATCTGGAACTTTAACATTTGCTCCTTCTGAACATGGTGAGGTAATTGCTGGTGAACTTTACGAAGTGGTAAAAGCTTTATCTGTTGATGGAAAAGGAAAATCTCGTAAAGTATTAAATAAAATTGTGATGGTTGTAAATCCTGTGGATGCAATCGGTGTACAAGCACGTAACACAATTCAAACTCCTAATGGTCAATGGGTAATGGCGTTGCCTTATAACATTCAAACTGTTGAATCTGAAGAAGTTCCTGTTGGAAAAGCATTATTCTTTGTAAAAGGACAATATCTTGCAGCGATTGCTGGCGGATATAAGCTTAAAAAGTTTGATCAAACATTAGCAATTGAAGATGCTACGCTTTATACAATCAAACAGTTTGCTAACGGTAAATCAAAAGATAATAAAGCAGCTCTTGTTTATGATTTAAAAATTTCTTTCGTCCCTAAAACTCCAGTAAGCTAAGGGTGATTTGAATGGAAATAGTAATCTCAAATGAAATATTACAGCAATTTAAAGATAGGATGCACTTAGGGGATGAGGAAGATGATAACCTAAAGCGCATCCTTTCTGCATCCACAAAAGCTTTAATAAAAGATTGTGGAGCGTATGACATAAACGAAGATGAGACGTTCAAAGAATTAGTTTTTGAGCGTTCTCGTTATGTTTATAATGATGCACTTGAGTATTTTTCTAAGAACTTTTTAACTGAAATTAATAGTTTTGGCATCGCAAAAGCTTTAGAAGAAATTAAATTGGACGGTGATTAACATGCGTTCTTTTCAGTACAAGAAACCGCTGAATACAGGAGATTGTAGAAATCGAATTATCATCGAACAACCTGTAGTAATAAAAGATGAATTAAATCAGCCAATTGAAACAGATTGGCAAGAAGTAAAAAAAGCATGGGCAATGATAAAAACGGTAAAAGGTTCTGAGTATATTGAAGCTTCAGCTTCACAAGCTACTCGGATTTATCGTTTTGTAATCCCTTATACATCGGGAATTACAGAAGAAATGCGGATCAAAATGAAGAATCGCATCTTTGATATTATCGAACCGCCAATGAATGACGATGAAATGTATCAAACATTGACTATTATCGCAAAGGAGCATACTTGATATGAATGATTTTGCGAGTGATCTTGCTAGAGAATTACAAAGATATGCACGTGTTGTGGAAGAAAACTTAGAAAATGAAATTGATGAAGTGGGAGATATTGCTGTTGGTAAGTTAAAGCAAGGAAGCCCTAAAAAAACAGGTGCTTATCGTAAAGGATGGCGTAAGAAAAAAGAAGGTAATGGTGTTATTCTCCATAATACGCAAGGACAATTAACGCATCTTTTAGAAAAGGGACATGCGAAAGTCGGTGGTGGTCGAGTTCCAGCACAAGTTCATATTCGTCCAGTTGAAGAGTATGTAATTGACGAATTGCCAAGACGTATCGAAAGGGCGGCTCAACAATGACATTAGGTGAATTAACAAAAATTCTTGAAGCTACCGGTTATCCTGTGGCTTATTCGCATTTCACAGCAACGCCAGATAATTCAGTTCCCGCGCCACCTTATATTTGTTTTCTTGTGGATGGATCAGCAAATCTCATGGCTGATAACAAGGTCTATCACAAGATAAATGATTTAAATATAGAACTTTACACAATTAAAAAAGACTTAGTTGCAGAAGCCAAACTTGAAAAAGTCCTAGACGATCATGAAATTACTTATGACTCGTATGGAACTTTTATTGAATCTGAAAAAATGTATCAAAAAATTTATGAAACGAGGTTGATGTAAGTGAATAAAGAAAATAAAGTTACGTTTGGTCTGAAGAATGTACATTACGTTCCATATGATGTTCAAGATTTTTTAGTGAAATTTGGTACACCAATACCACTACCTGGTGGAGTTGAATTAACTTTTGAACCACGTGGTGATTTAATTGAGTTCTATGCAGATGACATGCTTTACTATGCAGCAAGTAATAACCAAGGTTACGATGGAACGCTATCAATTGCGACTATTCCAGAGCAATTTGCTATCGATGCATTAGGCGAGCAATTAGATGAAACAGACGGTGTTTTAAACGAATTAGCTGATGCCAAAGGAAAATCATTTGCATTACTATTTGAATTCGATGGCGATGTGAACGCAACACGACATGTTATGTATAACTGTGCAGCAAGTCGTCCGACAATCGCATCTAAGACAAAGACAAACTCAGCTGAACCGAATACAAATGAATTGAAATTTGTTTCTAGTCCAATTGTTTTAGCGCCTGGTGGAAGACCAATGGTTAAAACAAAAACAACCTCTAAAACAACGCAAGCGATTTACGATAACTGGTACAAAGAAGTGTACGTTAAAAAACCAGCAGCACCAAAGGGAGCGTAATTAGATGGAAAAAACAATTACAATAGACGGAAAACAAGTCAGATTAAAGAGTACAGCGGCAACAGTTAAACGATATAAAGCACAATTCAGACGTAATTTATTTGCAGATATGATGGGGTTAGGAGCAATTAGTACGTTAACTTCATCAGATGGATCGCAACAACCTATCGATACATCTAATCTTGATTTAAGTAAAGTGGACTTTGAGCTTGTTTATGATTTGACTTGGTTATTCGCTAAAACAGCTGATTCAAATATCCCTGATCCTATGACGTGGCTGGATGAATTTGAAGAATTCCCAATTGAAGAAATCATGCCAGAAATAATGGAACTAGTTCAAGTCACTATGGGAGCAAAAAAAAAATAACAGGAAATGATGAAAAGCAAGGGACATTCAGTGATGAAGAATTAACCACTGATTTGTTCCTTGCTCTTTGTTATAAAGCAAAATTAACGCATTGGGATTTAGAAACCATGACAATCGGTGATTGTTTTGATTACATCGCTGAGTTTGCTGAAATGGAGAACCCAGACAAAGAAAAAGTTAGAAAAGCAAATCAAAAAGACTTTGATTCATTCTAAGAAATGAGGTGAGAAAATGGCAGGAAGAATTAAAGGGATTACGATAGAAATCGGCGGGAATACTCAACCGTTACAAAATGCTTTAAAAGATGTAAATAAACAAAGTGATGCTTTGGCTAAAGAATTAAAAGATGTTGAGCGCCTTTTAAAATTTGATCCAGGTAACGTGGAAGCTTTGGCCCAAAAACAAAAGTTACTTACACAACAAATTGAAAATACAACACAAAAGCTCGATAAATTGAAGGCAGCGGAACAACAAGTACAGGCTCAATTTCAAAACGGTAAAATTTCTGAAGAACAATATCGTGCTTTCAGACGTGAAATTGAATTTACAGAAGGGTCACTTAATGGTCTTAAAAATAAACTAGGAAACATGAAAGCTGAGCAAGAGAATGTAGCAAGTTCCACAAGGCAATTAGAAACATTGTTTAGAGCTACAGGAAAAAGCGTTGATGATTTTGCCGGGGCATTAGGAAATCGTCTTGTGAATGCAATTAAAAATGGAACAGCTACAAGTCGCCAATTAGAGCAAGCAATTGGGATTATTGGTCGTGAAGCATTAGGAACTGAAGCGGATATTGAAAAATTACAAAGAGCATTACGATCTGTGGATGCTGGTAATTCAATACAACAAGTACGAAACGAATTACGAGACTTACAACAAGAAGCTCAAAGAACGCAAAGAGAATTTCAAGAATTAGATATTGGCTTAGAAAATGTTCTTGGAGCAATGGTTGCTGGTGGTGGAATTGCCGGAACAATTGAAAAAGCACTTGATATGTCTAAGCTAAAAACAAAAATTGATATTACTTTCGATGTACCCGAGTCCTCCAAAAAATCAGTAGAAGAAGCTATTAGAGGTGTCACTACTTATGGAGTTGATGCTGAAGCATCTTTAGAGGGAGTGCGCAGGCAATGGGCTTTAAATAAAAATATTAGCGATGAAGCTAACGCATCTATAGTAAAAGGGGCAGCGGTAATTGCAACATCTTATGAAGGTATAGATTTTACAGAGTTAATCCAAGAAACATATGAAATAGGAAATGAATTAGGGATAACTCAAGATAGTGCCCTTGGTATGGTTGATGCGTTGTTAAAAATGGGATTTCCACCAGAACAACTAGATATCATTGCCGAATACGGAAGTCAGCTGACTCGTGCAGGTTTTAAGGCTGAAGAAGTCCAAGCGATTATGGAAGCAGGTGTTGAAACAGGTAGTTGGAATTAGATTATAGTTCCCTTGTATGGTGACATACAATGAAAAACTCCTTTAATTCAGTGAAACTCTCAAATGAGACAATACTGAGCGAAGCCTTTTAATTAAGGAACGTGCAACGACTAGTCGAAAGACGTAGGGTGTAAGCAAATGGCACTCGAAACGGGGAGCAACTCAAGTAGTTGAAGATATAGTCTAATCTATGCGGTGACGTATAGCAGTTCATAAGAGAACGGGCGTGACGTTGCGAATCACGTTGAATATAAATGATTGATAATCTCTTAGATGGGCTTAAAGAAGGAAGGATTCAATTAACTGAATTTGCTCAAGGTGCGGATAAGGCTTTGAAAGAAGCGCTAGATGGCTCTGGGATTGTCACAGAACAAATAGAAAAGTGGGGTGCAGCTGTCGCTAAAGGTGGAAGTGATGGTTCGAAAGCTATGGTAGAAGTAGCTAAAGCAATTGAAGGGATAGAAGATCCAGTAAAAAGAAATCAAGTGGGGGTTAAAGTTCTAGCCACTATGTTTGAAGACCAAGGACAAAATTTAACTAACACTTTAATAAGTGCTTCAGAAAAAACCGTAGACTTCCAGAAGAATCAGGATAAATTGAATGAATCTATTAAAAAAATGGATGCAAGTCCAGCGGTTAAATTTCAAAAAGCAATGGGTGATTTACAGATGGCGCTGAAACCAGTTCTTGGAGTTGTAGCAGATCTAGTCTCTAAATTCGCTGAATGGATTTCTAATAATCCAGAATTAGCAGCGACATTAGCGACTATCGGAGTAGCTATCGGTGTGATTTCCGGTGCGATTATGGCACTTGCGCCTATAGTTGTGACGGTCATGAGTATCTTCGGGATTGGAGCGGCTGCAGCGGCTGGGTTTGTTGCGGCTATTCCCCTTATCATAGCCGCTATAGCAGCCATAGGTATTGCGATTTATAAAAACTTTGATGATATTAAACAATGGATTATAGATACTTGGGATTCTATTACGGAATATTTAGTAGGAGTTTGGGACGGTATCGTGCAATCATCCAGTGAAGCTTGGAATTCATTTTTAGAAACAATGCATGCATTCTTTGATCCAATAGGTCAGTTTTTTAGCGATTTATGGACAGGGATAGGTGAGGTATGCAGCAGTGCATGGAGTTCGATTGTTGAATTCTTTTCTGGAGCTTGGGCTTCATTCACAGAAATGATGCATAGTTTCTTTGATCCGATAGGCGAATTCTTTAGTAACTTATGGTCCGGAATTGTGGAAACAGCGTCTTCCTGGTGGACTTCTTTAGTTACAACGGCTTCCGAATTGTGGGGAACACTCGTACAAGCTTGGCAAGATACTTGGAATACCATTGTTACCGTTTTAGATCCAATCATTTCATTTATCGCAACAGTTTTAGAAGCAGGTTGGCTACTTATTCAGGCAGGAGCGCAAATCGCTTGGGCAGCTATAAGCCAATATATTATTCAACCAATTCAAGAGGCTTACAATTGGGTGAGTACAACAATCAGTGAAATGGTTACTTGGCTTGGTACACAATGGGAAATTGCAAAAGCTGTGGCACAAGTAGCCTGGGGATTATTTAAGCAATATATCATTCAACCAGTCGTAGACACTTGGAACTTAGTAAAAGAAAAGTTCAGTGATTTAGTTTCATGGCTAAATTCACAATGGGAGACAATAAAATCATATACATCAGCAGCGTGGAGTTTGGTAAAACAGTATGTTATTCAACCTGTCCAAGAGTTGTGGAATACAACCAAGCAAAAACTTGGAGATTTAGCTAATTGGATATTAAGTAATTGGGAAACGATAAAATCTTATACACTTACAGCTTGGAATTTAGTGAAACAATACGTAATTAATCCAGTAACTGAAACGTATAATCAAGCCAAACAAAAATTTACTGATCTATATAATTCAGCGAAAGAAAAATTTGATGCTGTAAAGAATGCAGCACAAGAAAAATTCGATGCGGCTAAACGTAACATCATCGATCCAATCAAAGAAGCAGTTGGTAAGGTAGAAGAATTTATTGGGAAGATTAAGGGATTCTTTAGTGATTTAAAATTAAAAATTCCAAAGCCTGAAATGCCACCTCTTCCACACTTTAGTTTACAAACAAGTACGAAAAACGTTTTAGGTAAAGATGTTACTTATCCATCAGGAATTAATATTGATTGGCGTGCAAAAGGTGGTATCTTCACTAAGCCGACTATCTTTGGGATGAATAATGGACGTTATCAAGCAGCAGGAGAAGCGGGGGACGAAGCGGTGCTTCCGCTTAATAAAAAGACACTTGGAGCTATTGGTGCTGGAATCGTAGCAGCCATGCCACGAGAACAATTTGCTATGCCAGGCGAAATAAATCAATTAATGGGTGACATGAGCCGTATGATGGCTAGTTCTGTCAGCCAATTATCAGGATTAAAGACTGTCATGAGTGGTGTGTATGGAAATATGTCAAATAGTAAACAGGCTATGACAAGTAGTGTATCAAATCAAGTATTTAATAACTCATTTGGATCATCTGGTGACGGAGCAATTCCGATGCTTGGTGGTGATTTGGTTGTTGAAGTTCCTGTTGTTATAGAGGGGCGAGATGTGGCGCGTGGTACGTATCGATATACAACCGAGTACCAAGAAAGAGAAAAACAAAGAGACTCAGCCTTTTAGGTTTGGGTTTCTTTTATTTTATAGAGAAACGAGGTGTTAAAATGAGTACTTTTACTTTTAATAAACAACGCAAGGAATACATTCAAATAGAAAAAGGATGGAGTCCACCAACATGGGCACCTCTAAAACGGAATTTTTTAAAAACACCTGGATATCCAGGTGCAAGATTATTAGGTACAGAAACCGATCCACGTCCACTTCCTGTACCTGTAGGAATTATTGTTCCAAATGGAACGGACTTAGAAACTTTAAAAGAAGAAATAGCAGATTGGTTAATTACAGAACAACCTGTCGAGTTAGTTTTTGATGTAAAACCAGATAGAACATATATAGCTGTTGTTGATGAAGATTTTAATGTTGATGATTTTGTAAGTCTGGGAAAAGGTACTTTAAAATTTATTTGCCCAATGCCATATAAATTAGGACCAATTCGAAATGCAAAAGCAAAACTAGAACCAAATAATATTATTAAAATGGATGCTTTGAATGAGGGAAGTGTATTTTCAGAACCGAAATTCAAGATACANNAAAATGATAGCGGATGGTGCACGCATCATGCCATCTGATTACGGTCAAGGGCAATTTTGGCACGGACCAGCAGTGAAAAGAAGTATTACAGGTGGACCGCTACAAGATTTCACACTTGATGCAATAGTTGAATGTCGAAACTTAAACCCTGCAACTATGGGACGTGTAGAACTTTATTTATTAGATGAAAACAGCGTTGTAGTCGGAAAAGTAGGTATGTTTGATGCATATAGAAATTCTAGCGAGAATTTTGGTGAAGTTATGGCGGGAAACGGTGACTACAATCATTTGATTATAGCGGAAACGGGTTATTATCGTACAACATGGAATGATTTTTATGGACGTCTACACATTGCACGAGTGGGAAACTATTGGCAAGGGGATATTGCTTTAATCGATGAAAAAGGAAATTACCATACAGAAAAATTTGCCCAATGGTACGATACAGGCAATAGCTTTATGAAAAAAGTCGCTCAAATTGTTGTGCATATATGCTCATTTAATGACGCACCATCATTGATTGCAGCTGTACACGATATTAAAGTACAAAAAGTGAATAGCAATACAGAACGTCAAATACCTTATATTGTTCAAAAAGGAGATCTTGTAGAAATCGATTCATCCGATGCCAGTATTCGTATTAACGGAGCAGACGCGATAAATATAAAGGATTTTATGAGTGACTATATACGTATTGAAAAAGGAAAGAATGAAATCGAAATATCCCCAAACAACATTGGACAGGTAGATGTCACGTATAGGGAGCGTTACAGATGAGCAAAGCAAATAATCTATTACACATTGTGGATTTTAAAACAGAACAAATCATAGGTGTTATCAAAGAACAGGATTATTGGGATGATTTACGCCAATGGGAACTTAAAGATAACAAAGATAAATTTGAGTTCACAACAGCTGATGGTATAAAGATAGCGGCATCACTTATACAACAGAACCTTGTCGTTAAACAAACTCGTGACGGTACTTTTGTTTCATACATTATTACAGAAGTAGAACAAGATACAACAGGTCGTTCGAAAAAGATTTATACACTTGGTGAACATACAAAACTAAAGAAAGCGACTGTAATTAAACCACAAACTTTGCAAGCTACTACAGTCAACGAATCTACAGACTTTGCTTTACAAGGTACAGAGTGGAAACGTGGGATTACTGAGTTTGTTGGTATACGTACCATTCATATTAAGGATTTTACAAATCCGCTTGATCTCTTAAAACAAATTGCATCTACGTTTGAACTTGAGATTCGTTTTAGAACAGAAATAATGGGATCTTTTATTGTCGGTCGTTATGTAGATGTAATAAAAAAAGTAGGACGTGACAACGGAAAAGAATTCTTGTTAGGAAAAGATGTACAAGGTATCCGGCGTATTGAGAATAGTCAAGATGTAGTAACTGCTCTTGTAGGTGTTGGTCCACAAAATAATGAAACTGGTGAATTTCTCACATTTGAAGAAATAAACAATGGCAAACTTTATGTAGGAAATAATGATGCTCTGCAACGTTGGTCGAAAGATGGTAAGCATTTATTTGATATTTATTCACCACAAACAGAAGACCAAGGTATGACGAAGCAAAGACTCAAACAATTAACAGAAGCAGAATTAAAGAAGCGAATTGATAGTTCTACTTCATATGAAGTAAATGCAGTAGCGCTGGAAGAAGTATTTGGTTTATCTCATGAAGCGGTTCGTAAAGGCGATACGGTACGAATAAAAGATATCGGGTTTAGTCCACCACTTTTCTTAGAAGCTAGATTAATAGCAGCAGATGAATGTGACACTGATCCATCGAAAGATAAATATATCTTTGGTAATTATCGTGAAATTAAAGATACACGAAGTCTTATCGATAGGTTATACGCACAAATCATGGGTAGCTTATCAAATAAAGCATCTAAAGAATTACTAGATATGTTAGATAAGAAACTTCAAGAAAATGTAACAGAAACAGAAGTCATTCGAAAAGAATCGGAAGCAGCAAAGAAAATCGCTGAACAAGTGGCTGAAAACTTGAAGAATAATACCGTTGATATTATTGAAGGCGTAAATCCACCAACAGAAAACTTAAAGGATAGAAAAACTTTGTGGCAAGATATCAGCAAAGGTAAGCCTGGTATTCTGAAATTGTGGAAGGATGGCAAATGGGATCCTGTTGTTCCTGATGTGGAATCCGTTAAGAAAGAAACATTGGCACAGGTAAGCAAAGATATTGAGGCTACAAAAAGCGAATTAAATGAAAAGGTTCAAAGTGTGGAAGGTAAAGCGCAAGAAATAGTTAAGCAAATAGTTGATGTTCAAAAACAAGTTAATGACAAAGTAGATCAAACATGGATTAATACCCAATTAAAAGATAAAGCAGATAAATCCGGTGTTTATACGAAAGATGAAATTAAAGATGGCTTTATCGGGAAACAAATCTATGAAACTGATAAACAAGGGAATGTTCAGAAGTTCCAAGAAATCAGTACATCCTTTGAACAAACAAATGAAGATATCAAATCAAAAGCAGAGAAACAAAGCGTTATTGATTTAGGTAATAACCTAACACAAGTTTCAAAAACTGCTAATGAAGCGAAACAAACTGCTGATGGTAATACACGTACCATTTCACAAGTGGATTCTAAAGTAAACCAAACAGCTACAGACTTTACCAAAAAGACAACAGCAATAGAAGAAACTGTTACTGGGGTTTCAAAAAAAGTTACCAATATACAAACTGAACAAGGCAAGATCAGTGAGCGTATTACTAAATCCGAGCAAACCGCAGATGGATTTAAAACTTCTATGGAATCGCTAACTAAAAAAGATACTGATATCAGCAATAAATTAAATACAGTTGAGCAAACTGTGGACGGCACAAAAAAGACGATATCTGATGTGCAACAAACTGCAAATGATCTGAAGAAAACAACAACTGAAATTAAAGAACAAGCCGGAAAGATTAATGAGAAGTTAACAAGCGTAGAAAAGAAATTTGATGAGCAAGAAATAGGAGTGCGTAATTTAATATCAGACACGCAATATTGGGAAACAACACAAGTAGCTTCAAATTCGGCATATGGAATATTTAAAAATAACTTAAATTCATTGTTTAGTACTTTAGTTGAGCAAACCGTAACCTTCAGTTTCGACGTGAAAATTATCACGAATGATAACACTGAGGGAAGGATTCAATTTTATGGTTCTAATGGCTCTCCAAAATATACTTTCGCTCAAAAAGTATTAACAGGCATAAATAAAGATTTCCAACGGGTTACTTACACAACTAAAATTCAAGAGATTCCTAGTAACAATGGACAAGCAAGATTGGAATTTTGGGGGATAGATGCTAAAACAACTAAAATCATTATTCAAAACTTTAAACTTGAAAAGGGGAACAAAGCCACAGGATGGACACCAGCCCCAGAAGACCAAGTAACAAATGATGAATTCACCAAGAGAACAACTGAGATTGAAAAAAGTGTGGAAGGCGTTAAAACTACTGTATCAAATGTTCAAAACAGTCAAGTTGGATTTGAAAAGCGTATGAGTAATGTGGAACAAACAGCAAGCGGTCTTTCTACTTCAGTTAACCAATTGACGCAAACACAAACTACACAAGGAAAACAGATTACTGATGCTAACACAAAGATAGAGCAGCAAGCACAAGCAATTAAGGCTAAAGTAGAAATTAAGCAAGTAGAAGACTACGTTGGCGGTTTTCGAATTCCTGAGTTGAAGAATACTGTTACAAAAAATGCTCAAGATTTAATGGGAGAAATATCTAAAAAAGTAGCTACGCAAGATTACAACAAGAAAACGACTGAATTAGAGCGTCTTATTTCTGCGAATGCGCAGGGGATTAGTCTTGCTGCAATCAAAACAGAAGTATATACGAAAGTACAGGCTGACGGAAAATATGCGGATAAAGCGTATGTAGAAAAACAAGTAGGACGTATTGACGTAACTGAAAAAGCGATTACTAGTACCGTCCAAAAAGGCAATATTATCTCGGCTATTAACCAAACAGCCGAACAGATTCAAATCGATGTTGGTAAGTTGAAGATCAACGCGGATACAATCGTACAATGGCTAACAGCAAAAGGAATTGATGCTGATGTTATTAAAATCAGTGGTGATAAAGTAACAATTGATAAGAATGGTATTACAGCAAAAATGGCTGACTTCTT